AGTTGGTACATTACGCACTCATAAAGATGGTAATGGATTTAGAGAAATGAAGTCTGGTTTTGCGCCTACAATACCAGCAAGAGCAAGAGAAGATGGAAGCGGTCAACCAGTAGTTTATATAAAAGAGGCTACCAAAGCAGGGTTTGCAGAGGCGACAGTTGGCGATAGTATAAATCTATCGCAACCAAATTCAAAAACTAGACGTGGTCGCGTTGGCAAAGGTATTGCTAACACGATTGATACTGGCATGCATCAATATACAGTCCAACCATTATTAAGCAAAACTGTCCGAGCAGGTGGTAGAAACAGTCCACATGGATCAAAACAAAATTGGGATAGTTATGAAGTCAACGGAGTTATACGCCGACTGACACCACTTGAGTGTGAGCGCCTGCAAGCATTTCCAGATAATTGGACTAAGTTTGCTGTGGGGGGGGGCGAAATATCGGATACGCAGCGTTATAAAATGTGTGGTAATGCAGTTACTACTAATGTTATTAAAGCTGTTTTTGAGCGAATTATGGCTTCTATATAAAAACAGTTGCTTATTCTAAAATAAAGTCTTTAAATAGAATTATGTAAAGCTAAAATTAAAAACGAAATGGAATCGGCTATGTATAAGCTAATTAAAAAAATAATTGTCAAAATAGCATCTGTTGTAGCTGGGAATGAAAAAAAACAAATAGGGCATCTAGACTACGTTAACGATAAAGTAATCTGGTAATTAATAGAGGGGCGTTCATTACAAACAACCCCTCACATACCACCACCTTTCATAATTCCAGTCACTAGCCCGGCTCTGCATCAACCCGAAGGCGTACGATTATCTCGTACATCGGGTCTATCCAGACATTGGTCAGCACATACGCAACCTCTTGTGCTGTCGGGTTACTACCAAACAACAGGTTGTATGCTTCGTGGTGCTGGATCAACACGCGTGACAGATTGGTTGAGTCGCTGCATCCGCCACGACTCTTTGGTAAACGATGGTGGACATTGTAGCGTGGCTCGCACCACTTGGTTGAGGTATTGCCGTTACTACGGCGGCGTTTATGCTTCTTAGACATATCAATCCCTCCTATCAACTGGAATGTGAAGGTGCGTTTGGAGTATGACTCAACAAACTGGTAATGTTTATATTGTCCTCTGTACTTGAATTGGCTAAATCAGAAGTAGAAAGTAAATGCGTTTGAGTTATTGTTATTGCATCTACTGTTGAATTATTTGCACAATCGGCAACAACTAAATCAATAATAGTTCCTAAACTTACGGTTCTGGAAAGTTCAACCCAACTACATAAATCAGTAGTTAATGCAGATGTTAAAGCAAAATCAGCGGCAGCAGTCGGATCGCCTACACGCATTTGAATAGATTCAGCGGCAGGGGTTACGCCATGAACACCTAACTCAATAATTATTCGATCACCAATTTGAGAACTAAATGCGGTAGCTCCTGTTGTTAAAGCTGAATGTATTCTTGTAGCAGCGGAAGCAGTTAATGCAAATTCAGTACTTGTAGCGTGCATTAATCCGATTACGCCCCTAATAACTGAACCATCGGCACTAACAACTCTTACAATATAAGCTAGATGCGTGTCTCCTGATGTTGTTGTTTCTGCCAGTTTTCCCAATATCATCGAAACAGTATCTGCAGTTGTCCACGAATAAGCGGCTAGTAATTGTTCAGACTGAAATTGATACCATGCCCATTGTTGGGTAGCTGTTGAAGGCCATGTTCTATTTGAACTTGTTAATGCGGTATTTTGTTTGGTTGTTTTAGTTGGTAGCCTGACTAATCCTGTCGTTTGTTCCCAATTTGTATTCACCGCCAATGATGATAAAGGCGGTGTTCCAGAACTGGGCAAATAAAACCTAGTAGCCATTTTATGTTATGGAGTTACATCCAAAAATTCAATATCAAATGCAGGTACATTAACTGTGTTTCCACTTGTTATTGCTTGACTTGTAATGGTTGTAACTGCCAACAATAAAGAACCTGAACATAAAGCAGCATGAGTAGCGTTTCCTCCGGCACTTGCAGTTAATCCAGCTTCGGCTGATTTAGTTAGTTTGCGACCAGATACGTCACCGTTTGCCAATGCAGCGAATGAACCAGAAGTTAATCCAGTTTTACTTGCCAATGCTGCGGTAATTGCGGCGGCACGATCAGCAGGCTGAGAACTACAAATGTATAATTCAGTTGCTCCATTTTTTACTACATTTAAAGCCGCATCGTAAAGTGAATCATCAAGAAATTTTGCCATAACTTAAGTATTAATGTTTTATAACACAAATATATAAATAAATTTTACCACATCGCAACAAAATCTTTTTTAACCTCAAAAATCATTTTCATTAACAGCATATCCAAATAGTCAGGCGAATGCCCAAGACTTTCTTTCATTTTATCTTTGCTGATAAGTTTCTTTTTCTGTTCGTCATTGTCTAGGTTATCTCTTTTTAAACAGGCTGATATTTCTTTCTTGATTTCCTCTTGCTGAAACTGTGAACAAATGATCTTTATTTCCCGATTGTTGATTAACTCAGCTAATTTAAAAGCACATTCAGATTTAAGATTATTGAACTCTTTTTTATTCTTTGGTGTTGCATTTCCGTGAAATGTTTTGATGTTGTTTATGTAGCTTTCCAGATAAGCCCCTAATCCGTCACTATCTGCCACTATATTTGAATTACCTACGCCTTTACTATCCTTTAGTTCTTTCAAGTCTAATTCGATTGATTTGCCTGTTGATTTGCCTTTATCAATTGCAACAGTACATCTATTCCCTTCCCAATACCCTGCAATGAACTTATCTCTCCCTTGCATCGCTAAGTCAGCAGAAATATACTTTTGCCCTCCTATTACATGATCATTAGTGAATATATCACAAATAGCATCCCAACCGCACAAAGCAGATGGATCATCGTCATAATCGAAGTTGCCTAATATCTGACGCTGAATTGTGATCTGGTCTCCGGTCTTTACTAAATCATCAATCCATTCTTTAACCGATGGATGAGGATTATCTGCCGGAAGTGCCTGAATGAATCGTTTATGATCTGATTCGTTACCTTCCTTGAATGGAATATAATAACGGTTATAAACGTGGTTTTTAGCAGGATTAAAGCACTCAAATTGCTTTCTTTTTAGGTTATACTTATCGTTGTTTCTCCATCCTGTACGCTCAAATAACTTATAAACTACTGATAATTCAGTTTCGTTGCTTTCGTCTATTGCTGATCTGGTTAATTCAAAACCTCCAAATCTGGTATTCAATGGATCGCTAGGTTTATAAGCTGTATCAATCAAAAAGACATCTGATTTATTGTTGAACGATATTTTGTTTAGCTCCTGGTTGTAGTTATAAGTGAATTTTGCGCATTTATTCTGTTTGGCATCTACTACACTATAAAACTCAAACTGTTTAAATAGAGTCAATAAAACAGTCCTTTTAAGCGTTGATAGTTCCTTTCGTGCTAATCCCCATGCAATGTCAGGATAAGAAAAACAATCGAATATTATTGCAGTACATTCAATGATTGACTTACCCGAGCGAGCGCTTCCACCATAGCCGATATCCGTAGTATTTTCATCGTTCAATAATTCTAATGTCAGGATTTGCTTTGAAGTCATATAAAAGTAATTCCCATCAGGATAAATGCCGATGGGAATATGAGCGTATTGTTTGCGCTTGTAAAGTTCTATATAGATTTCAAATTCGTGAGAAGTCATTTATAAATTGTTAAAAACACAGCTGTTAGTTCCTCATTTTTCTACAAGTCTTTCGACACCCCTCATTTAACTTTGAGCCTCCCTATCAAAGCACCGTGTTATATGTTTCAATTATTTTAATCAACCAACCATTTAATCCAGTCACCAAATCAATCTTACTAGACTTTCTTAACTCTCTAATTTCATCCTTAACCTGATCTTTGGTTAATTCGTTTCTAAGATCGTAGATTAATTCATTGACTCCGATATAAGGCCATTTAGACTGATTGTATTTGTTAAATATGTATTGTTCTGTTTTAGTCAACTGGTTTATTTTTATTCATTACTTTTTCTCGTTTGTCCCAAATTTCAGACGCTGCCTTTTTATACTTTTTAGCTTCTTTTTTATTGCCATTTTGTTCATTCATATCAGCTGATTTAACGGCAAATTCATACTGAGCAAAATATAAATCCATAGGTTGATAGTGTGCCATAATTTTAGTTTATTGTTTAGTTTTTACAATAGTTAATATTTTTTCTATCCCTTCCATCATTTGCTTGTGAGCCGATGAACTTCTAAATGATCTGACGTTTTTATAGCCGAATGATTCAGCTATAATTTTATGACTCAGCTTATTTTCTTTGATTAAAGGGTATTTCATGCACAAATATAGTTAAAATTAATTGGATTGATAGTATATAAGGATAGAAACTACTTCTTAGTATCTAATTTCTGAACTAATTCAAGCCTTTTTATCAAATCAGGTATTTCAAGTTGCGATAAATCTACAACTTTTGGTGTCATCGTACCGTCTGAACTAGACATATCAATCTTATCTCCGAACTTTTTAGGGTTCATCTTTGCAAGCAACCATTTACGAGTATCAACCCTTAATCTATCTCGCTGTATAACATTATTATTAACAACTCCTCTGCCATCAGGCAATATAATAAAATCATCTTCAACTGAGTCTGAGATGTTTAGCATATCTTCTGCCATCCTTTCAGCTCTTAACTCTGTCGCGCGTGTGTATCTTTTTGACCGTTCATCATTTTGATCAATATAGGCATAAAAAGTTTGAGAAGACATTCTATTCTTTAATGCTGAATACAATGAGTTACCGTTCTCTGAAATATCATTAATTATCTCAATAAATAGCTTTTCTTTTTGATCTTCTCCTAAATTAGCTGCCATTATTCATAAATTTTATCAATCAAATTTAAAAGCGACTCAATAACAAATTCAAATCTATCATCTATATAATCAGCTTCTTTTGAGTCAAAATTAATGTCATCTTTTCTGAATTGTTCGCTTATTGCTTCATTGGTTAATTTAGCCTTTAGTTCTTCAAGTGTGTATTGTTTCTGTTCAGACATTTAACTACTTTATAATGATTAACTTACCTTGTTTTTCAAGTTCATCGACAAACTCATTCATTATCTTTATTGTTTCATCTTTTCTAACATATACAATTTCGCCAATTTCAATATATTCGTATTTAGCAATCTCTTTGGCTTGTTGTTCTGTAACTTCTAGTATTAGTTTTTGTCTTTTCATTTTAGTTATACCAATTAAAAACGAACTCACAAGTATTCTGGTAATTAGTTGCTTTCTCATTGCAACTGATCTTCATTTCACCTGATTCGTTTGAATAGATTTCAAAGTTATCTAAATTTTCTGATATATTGCTTTCAAGTGAGGTTTTTACTTCATCCTGAATCTTTTGGATTAGTTGTTGTTTATTCATAACTATTTAATTGTTAGTTCATTTCCGGTTAAAGCAAAGTATAGGTTTTGAAGTTGATGAACGTATTTAAGTGGTACTGGTGCTACCATTTTATTAAATCCAAACCAACCATCTAAATCAACATCAAAATTTTTAATAGTCCAATAACATGATTTTATTGTCTTTTTCTTTAATCCAAACTTAATCAGCCATTCTTCTGTTAATTCAATAGGTTCTGTCTTATTAGCCCACAAAATACGACCATCTACACCACTTACTTGATAAGTGTCAAATACGACGTGTTTTATAGGTAACTCACCGAATTCAGTTAAAATGTAATTTCCTTTTTGGTAGTTCATTTCAGTATTCTTTTTGTAGGTTTATTTCGTTTTGTTCAATTTATATTTTTAATAGCTATATTTCAAGTCTTAACTTGTCTTTAGTTAATTGTCTTAATTCTGTTTTATAATGTGAATATGAGCCTAATTGATAGCTAAAATAGCACAATAAAACAAAAACTAAAAAGTATGTAAGTTTAGATTTTTTCATAGTAACTCACATTTAATTGATTCAAATAACTCCCACGGAATACGCTCTTTTGCCGTTATTTCAATTGTTCCGCTTATTACCGTTACTTCTGTTATTCCGTAACTTTTTATTTCTTCGCTGAACTTGGTTGTTAGTTTAGATAGTTGGTTCATAATAATTCGATTTCTAATTTTACTTCATTCCAATAATTGTTAGTTCCTTTTCCTGTCTGCATTATCCAAATATTGTTTTGCTCAATAATTTCATCTATTAAGATAAGTGATAGTTTTTTGGCATCTTTTTTTTACTCTTCTATTTCTTTCTGTGTTAAATGGATCATGCCATCCATTAGCTATACAATCGTAGTTTATACAAATTGTATATTTATTAATTAACGATTTTGCTTTTTCTTTTGGTGCCATCGTTTTAATTTTTAGTGATTATAAATATACTCAATTATCGTATTATTTCAAAGCAAAACACTATATTTGTTTCCTTCTTTTTGTTTCAAGGTTTAGTTTTTAGTTACCGGATAGTTACTTAGGCTATCCGGTTTTTTTGTTTTCATAAAATCTCTTAAGTAAATCTTTAGTATAAAATCCATCTTTATACCAAGTTTTTCTACATAAATCTCCAAACTCAATCATTAATTCGTCGTTATTTGATTCTTTAATAATTTTAATACAATCTATGATTGCTTTTACATATCCCATATTAAATTGGAATGTGTCATCGTTTGGAAGTTCTTGTTTAAGTTTTAATTGCTGTAATTGATAAATAATTTTATCCATGTTTTTATCTTTATGAAGTTAATTAATATACGGCAACTTAATCGGATTTGATAAGTTTTCAAAGATAATATTTACCTGATCTGTATAAACATCAAATAAGCCATCTAATAAGAATTTATTATTATTTTTATAATACCATAAACACATTCGATATCCATTTTTATTTTTATGTGCAAATTCTTTCTCCATAATATTATGAGGTTTATTCCACTTAAACCCATTTTTTAATAAAAACTTTTCAGTTACTATTTTTGACTTCATAATTTTAAATTAAAGTGTCCTCTATTCTACAAATTTCATTTGCTAGAACAAAACAAATCAACGATTTATTATTATTAAATTCTGATTCGGTCATACCAATGCTTTTAAAATGTTGTTCGCAAATAATACGAAAATTTGGTTCGTTTATCTTTTCGGTTCTACGCTTAAGTTCTGATATAATAGTTACAGTATTTCTATCATCAATTGATAACGCTTCAGCTTCAATTTCTTCGATTAATGAAGGAATAATGTCATAAGTTGACCGTGTATAAACTTCGCCTCTAATTACTGTAATTTCGCTTACTTGATAAGGTTTTAATTCCTTTTGTAATTCTGCGCTAATCTGATTAATTAAGTTTTTCATTTCCTTAGTTTTTAGTGTTTTTGTATGTCCCAAAGGTACTATATATAGTCATACCGTCAAAACAAATCAGTATGTTCTATAACACAAAATTTAGTCAGCTAAATATTTGCATCGTATTACTAAATATAGTTATCTTTGGTGTATAAATTAATCACTAAAACAAACGCTATGTATACAGAATCACAATTAGAATCAGTTATCAATTGGTATTTAAAAAGAAATACTGGATCTATATCATTAATGTTATCAGACTCAAAACAATTCTTATTAAACGTTTTGGAAGCTGAAAAACAATTTTTATCGGGTGTTGTAGTAAATGACAATAAATTGAATGCATTTATAGAATATATTGCACCTCAAATATATGAATCAATTAACTAATAATTAACGCTGTCCTATCTGGCTACGGGGAAATAAAATGAAACAATCGTATCAAAAACAATTAGATAAACTCGCAATCTTAAACATGAATTACAAAATTCAATTAAATAAAGTATTGGATGATATAAAAAATGAATACGGATATACTCCTTTTGATGTTGATTTTGATTATTTTATTGATACATTTTGTGTCGGGTCTGGAACAATGACCGTAGATCAAATTAATGAAGGAATGAAAAATAAACACTTAACTGAAATAAAATGAACGAAAAACTATCCTTATTAACCCTCTTTATTGAGAAGCTAGAACAGGCTAGAACTGCCAAAATAAGCCAAAATAAAATATCTAAAGACACTAGCATTGCCGTTAATACAATAAGCAGATATGTAAACGGACATGGTCAGATGCAAACTGATAATTACGAAAAAATAATTAATTACATAAACTTTAAACTCAATGAAAAAGCGAAAAAATAAGATGCCAATATTCATTACTAATCAACCTAAACCTGAATGGCATAAAATTGATCTTAATGATCAGGAATCAAAAAAGAACAGAGAGAACCAAAAGAAGTTAATGCTAAACAACAAAAATAATAAATACTAACATGAAACCTAACACTAGAATATTTTTAATTTATTGCACTGTATTAATTGTATTTTGTGCAATATGGTTGTTCATCCCTTTCTCTGACTATTTAGCAGATAACGTTGCAAAAACTATCAGCTTTGATCCTACAACATTTTTATACTTAATCATTATTTTTGCTTTTTTGTTGACAATATTTAAAATAATAATCGGAATTAAAAACATATTAAAATGAAAGAACTATTTACTTACCTTGATAACTTACCATTTCAATTAATATTTGCAGCATATTGCGTTATTATTGTTGCTCTTTACTTATTATCAAACCGAGTTAAAAAACAATCTAAAAACTAATCACATGAAACTATTATTAAACTTTATCGAAACTCATTCAGTCAATTATGCACTAATTAATGGATATCTAACAGTCTTTTTATTGATTGCAATTGCTATTATAATTGCCTTGTATTTGCGGCTTAAAGAGGCTAAAACATGGATTAAATTCTCAGACATTGAGAAGAAACAGAACCAACACGAACTGAAAGAAGAAAAAGCATTTTCCGAAACTCAGGGCAGTATGTATTCTAAATTGCTTGTTAAATATGCAGATATGAACAAAGCCTTTGAAGATGCAGTTGCTGAGATTACATCACTACGAAGCAAGCTTAAATTCAGTTATGAAAGTAGTGAAAATTTAGGCAAGCGATTTCACGAAGATCAATTAAAAATTGAATCACTAAATAAAGCTCTTACTTATTGGAAAGAAAGAGCATTGCACCAGAAACATAGCAAGCCAGTTAAACAAGTAGAAAGTGAATGGTATGAATGCTTAAGTACTGAATATGATAAAAATATATTCGTTAAGTATGGTAAATATAAAAAATCAACATTATTGTCAACTGATAAAAGTGAAAATTTGTTAGGATTAGTTGCAAATAACGGAGTATCTTATTTAGTATTTAAATCTGATTTCAAACCAGTACTTAAGTAATTCTTAATAACTGCTTTTAAACACATAAAGTAGCTGTATTTATTCGCTAAGTATGGCTATTTTTGTGAAGTATTAATCAAATAAAAACTAAAACATGGAAAAGAAATCGTATCAATTAATGTGTACATATTTGAAAAATAAATATTTCATAAGTACTATTTAAAGACAATCATCAGCTATGATTGAATACTGTTGGTATTTTGAAACTATAGCTTGGGAGTGGGATGAAATAACTAAAAAACGTGGTTCTATTGTCGAAATGGAAGATAGTGGAATTAGTGAAGAAATGGCAATAACTAATCATTTAGCAATTTTAGTAAAGTTGAATAATTTAATTTCTGAATCAGTTTAAAATAGTTGTTGCATATATCAGAAGTAATTTATACTTTTGTATATGCGAGAATTAATGAAAGAACATAGTCAACTTATATCTAAGATATTCGGCAAACGTGTCGACATTAAGTCTCGCAGCTTAAAACATACCATTTCTGATTCATTTCGGGAATGGTTTTGTTTTTATAGTCTGTGATGGTCGGTGAATAAGAACGGCAGCATTATAAGGCTAAATTTCGCTACTGTGGGACTTAGATATAGCGAAACACCAGAACAAAGGGAAAAGGTGATCTAAGAGGACTGAATGAGGTTCTAAAGTTGTTCCCAAATATGCAGACTCATTCTGTTTGCATTGTGATACGATAGAGGGCTGGCTCCGAAAGCAGATTAATCTATTTTTCACAGTTCTACCGATTGTAGAAATACTTTCGTAGGAACGAACTGTGAAAACTCCTGAGAACTTCACCAAAAGCAGTTAAACTAAATAAGTACTTAATTGAAAATTTAATATTTAATTTATGTTTTTAAACAGTAGTTAAAATTAGATTAATCAATTCAAAATAAATAAATTGCGGTAACATTTAAAACTAAAAGATATGAAAAATATTGAAATATTACAAAAGATTTTTGAACCGACAAGTTTTGATTGTCAAACCGAAAAACAAGATTTACAAATTGCAATTACACTTAATCCAGATTTGGATAGAATTTTAGAGGCTATGGAAATGGCATATTATGAAGGATTTCAAAATGGCGCTATCGAAGCTCAAAATGATGCAGCTAATGAAATCAAAGAACATTATATTCCACGTTAATGTCGTACAACATACCAATATATTAGTACCATATTACTATTAAACCTATTTTTGTTAGACATTCTAAAAACAACAAAATGAAAATCACAGCAATAGAATTATCAGAAATTGAAATTAATTTACTTGTAAAACAATTAACCAGTAAATTTAATACTGAAGATCAAAAACAGACTATTGAATTTGATCTATATAATTCTGAAAATGAACTTTATACTCCAATAAGTATTGAATCAGTTTTAGAACTTTACACCGAATATCCCGAAGCTGACGAAAACAACCAGACCTCAATTTCAAGCCGTTCAGTAATGAAATATTCGACTACTTTCTTTTACGATGGTGAAGAAATTAAAGTCAATTTAGATAATCTGGATAAAATACATGAGTTAATTCACAAATTTTATGAAATCTAAAAAGCTATGTGTTAAGTGCGGTTATTTAGCCGTACTTAACGAACACGGAGTATGTAAAGAATGCGAAAATTACGATCAAAATAAAAACAATTCTAAAAACTAAAATTATGGCTATTATTAAAAAATCAGATTCATTTCCAAAACGTCCGGTTATCATTTTACTTTACGGACAGCCCGGAGTAGGTAAAACAAGTTTATTCAATACTTCTGCAAATCCTATCCTTTTGGACTGCGATCGTGGAGCTGATAGATCAATTAACCGTCAAGATACTATCATTGCTTCAAAATGGAATGATGTACTTGCCGATGAATCCGAAATCAAAAACTATTCAACGCTAGGAATTGACACCGCTAAATCTGTACTAGATGACTTCTTAATGACTTATGTTGCTGAACAGGATTATAAACTGAAAACCAACAAACTAAAAGCTTACGGTGCAATTGGTGACGAATTTAAGCTATTCATTAACCGGAGAAGAAACGAACAGATTGATATTGTTGTTATCGCACACGCTAAAGAAGAAAAAGACGGTGACAATACAAAGTTCAGTCCTGATGTAACCGGAGGTTCAAAAGACTTGTTATTGCGTATTGCTGATCAGGTTGGATATGTCTACATGGCAAACAACAAACGGACAATCAACTTTGACCCTACTGATAAGACAATCGGTAAGAACGTCGCAAGGTTGCCAATTATGGAAATTCCTGACGAAACAGACCCGAAGTTTAAAACCTTTATGGCTGAAATTATTGAGTCAGTAAAAAACTCAATTCAGGCAATGTCAGAAGATCAAAAAAATGCTATGATGTTGATTGAAAAAGTTACTGCTTTAATCGAAGGTATTAACACACCTGATGAAGCTCAAAATGCAGCTGATCAAATTGCAACACTTCCAAAGGCTCAGTTAATTGGATTCAAAAAGATGTTTGTATTGAAATTAAATAATTCAGGACTGAAATACAATGCGCAAACTGGAAAATACGAATACGATGAAACAGCAACTCAATCTTAGAGTCACGCAATTAGAAAAGTTTAGGCGTTTTATTAATGAGGTCTCAGAATATGAATCTGAGGCTTCATTAATGGAAACTTTGACAGGAAAGTTTACCGGAAACGAATATACCAGAATTGGAACGGCATTTCATAAAATTTGTGAATGTGGTGACGTTTCAGAAAAGTTCTTTCAAAAAATTACAGATGTAGAAGTACACGTAAAAAACATTGTAGATATTGATGGAAATAAGGTTGTTTTCAATCAGTCGCAAATTGATAAGGCAGTTGCTTATAAAAATGAATTTGAAGGCAGTTTTAATGAAATTAGAGCTAATAAAGTATATTCGATCAATGGAATTGAAATAAACGTTTCTGGTGGTGCTGATAAAGTATTTGGAAGGCAAATAAGAGATACAAAAACAAAGTATTCATATTTAAAAAGTATCTCAGACTATACCGATTCTGTTCAATGGAAATTATATTGTGATATTTTCGAGTTGCCAGAATTTTACTTTGATATTTTCGAGTTCAAAGGCTATCAGAAAGAAAAAAACGGTTACGATGTTTCCGGTCTGATTTTAGTAAAACATGAACCTATTCATTGTATTGAATACTCAGGTATGCAAAATGACATTCAGGTTTTATTGACTGAATTTTTAGACTTTATCCGATTTCGTAAAATAGAACATTTGTTTTATAATCCAAAAGTATGAAAAAGATAACAGCCATATGTGAAATCAAATCAGGAAAACTAAAACTTCAAAACAAGTTTTCATTTGAAAATAGCATTAAAGAAATGCCAGACGGAAGGTATAAAATAGAACTCACAAAGTACTACAATAAGGCTTCCGTTTTGCAGTTTGGCTATCTTTATGGGGTTGTGTATCCTAATTCGATTATAGCCCTTATAAATGCCGGATATGAGGATTATAAGACGGTCGATGAAGTTGATCTATTTTGGAAAATGCAATTTGCAAATAAAGAAATAGTAAATAGGGAAACCGGAGAAATTCAGAAAATACCTTTTGCAAAATCTCAGTTTAAAACCATTGACGAGATGGCATATTGTGACCAGATAAGAAATTACTGTTCTGAATATTTAGATCATTTCATACCAGATCCTGATCCTAACTACAAGCAAAAGAAACCCGAATAACTGTTTTACAACATACCATAAAAGCCGGTAATATCAATTAGTTAATATACTTTTGAGAAACACTTTAAAACAAAAATATGAAATGCAAATATAGAAAATCATGCGGACATGATTATTGTAATTTAGACGAATGTGATGAGTTTGAAGAAGCCAAAACTAAAATGAATCATAAATCCACATTAATCAAATCAATCCAAAATATAGCCGGTATCGAGGGAGTTAGTCTTTTGGCTATATCGCCTGAATCACCGGATTTTATGGTAGTTGAAATATATTTTGATCCTGTATCTGTTTGTAACCGTTTGACACCGGAAGAAGTACAGCGCAGAAATTATAATGCTAATGTTAGACGTGGTAAAATTACCGATCAAACTACTAAACTTGAATTTGTTGAGAAAGCAGAAGAAGAACTACATGAACTTAAAATGGCTATTATCAATAATGATCCTGAAAACGAAAAAGAAGAACGTGCAGATGTTGTTCATGTTATGGAAGCAATGGCATATCATCAAGCACATGATTTGCAATTATCGAAGGAATTGAAAATGATTTACAACGAGAAAAGAAACGACTAAAATAAAAACCAATGAGGCATGAAGTAAGAAAAGTAAGAACGTATAATCTTGAAAAAGATGTGTACACGGCAGCAGTTGAAAGAATAGATTTTATATTCAAAAACTTTGAACGAATTTATTTATCATTTAGTGGTGGAAAAGATAGCGGTGTAATGTTGAATCTGACATTGCAATATATGAGAAAACATGGAATAACGCAAAAGATTGGATTAATGACCCTTGACAATGAAGCAAACTATAATCACTCTTTAGATTTTATGCACAAAATTATAAAGGCTAATTTAGATTTGTTAGACGTTCATTGGTGCTGTCTTCCAATCACATTACCATGTACTGTAAGTTCATTCGCTACTGAATGGCAATGTTGGGGTAATAGGGACAAATCAAGATGGATTAAACCGCTATCAACAGAGCCATACATTACAAACTTTGAAAATCATAAATATCCATTCTTTGAAGAAGATATGTCATACGATAAGTTTTGGGATGAGTTTGGCGAATGGTACTCACAAGGTAAAAGAACAGCTTGTATGATCGGTATTCGTGCCGATGAAAGTCTAAATAGGTTCAGGGCAATTATGAATGAAGATAAAGAAATGTTAAACGGTCAATGTTGGACAAAGAAAAACATGGAACACGTTTATAATGTTTATCCAATTTATGACTGGAAAACTCAGGATATTTGGGTTGCAAATGCAAAATTTGATTGGGATTATAACGCTCTTTACGATATCTTCCACAAAGCCGGATTATCAATTGCACAAATGAGGGTTGCAAGTCCTTTTATGAGTGAATCAAAATCATCTTTAAATCTTTACCGTGTTATTGATGCAAATATTTGGAGCAGATTATGTGCAAGGGTTCAGGGTGCAAACTTTATAGCTACTTATGGAAAACAATTAACTTACCATAGCTTTAAATTGCCACAAGGCCACACATGGAGAAGTTTTACTAAATTTTTACTTGACACACTTCCAAAAGAGGTTAGTGAAAATTTTAGACTTCGTTTTATTCAATCACTTAAATTCTGGGCAAGGGTTGGTAGGGGTCTTCAGAATAAAACGATAGAAGAATTAAAGAAGGCCGGAATTGATTATAAATTAAATGGTATGACCCCACACGGAAATAAAGATCTTTATCGTGTCCGTATTCAGGTAATACCAGATCATTGTGATATGCTTAGTTGTGACAATGGAACAGTAACAAGTTGGAAACGATTTGCAATAACAATTCTTAAAAATGATCATACTTGCAAATATTTAGGACTTGCGCCAACAATTGAACAGGCAAAAAGACAAAGGCAAATAATGGAAAAATACAAAAATATCTAATCATTAATCTTAAAAACAAAACAAAATGAAAACTGTATCTATTAAAGAAATCGAAGGAACTGAATTTGATGTTTTATTTACTGGTGGAAATAGCCAAAGGTTACTAACTGCAAAAGATGGTTTAGGTTTTTCATTCAGTAAAACAATTATTCCAAAAAGTGAAACTGCTCACCATTGGCATTATCCTTTTCACAAAGAAGCTTGTTATTGTTTGTCTGGTAAAGGAATTTTAACAAACCTTAAAGACGGAAAAGAATACATTATTGAACCTGAAACAATCTACGTTCTGGATGATAATGACGATCATACTTTTCACCCTCTGACTGACGTTGTTTTAGTTTCTGTTTTTAATCCTCCGTTAACAGGATTTGAAGCACATGACGAAACAGGATGCTACAAAGATGAAAGCATGATATTAAAGCATAAAAATAAAAGAGAATTAGCCAAACACATAATTGAAATAGTTAATAATAGTTCAAGTGATTACGATGCAATTGATGAACTATTAAGTATTATTTTATGATTCAGGTTTATACTCCTTATTGGGAGTGGGAAGATTGGATAAATGGTATGTGGAGAAAATTACCAGAAGATCAAGAAAAGCAAATGATTGAAAGTGCTATTGAATTTACTGGTAACCACATACTATATGGAGCATGGATGAAAATAGTCATAAACCTATGGGAGCGAACAATGCTAAACAGCATAACAAATAACTCAATCAATAAACGTGCTTTTTAGGTCATTGTGCGTGTTGTTTAGCTTTTAACTGCCCTGAATACATTACTCGGATTGCATGGCATAAATTGACCGAAAAACAAAGAAATTTAGCCGATGCAGTAGCACAACAAACTATTAACAATTGGATAATTGAATATGAGAAAAAGAATAGAAAATTACGTCCAGACATGGGAGAACAGATGTTATTCGAATGGTATTCCTGATGAAAGTCCTCCTGAATTACTTGATAAAGTTCCTTCGTACAAAAGAATAGCAATGGCAATTTTAAAAAATGATAATTCACTTCAATCGTTAGGATTCACACCTAAAAAATCAATCTATTATTCAATGCTAAAAAAAATTGAAATAGATCAAAGAAATTTAAAGGATAATGTTTTATAGCATATCGTAATTTAATATTTGCATACCTATATTTAGTATTTTTGAGGTATAAATTAATCATTAAAAATAAACATCATGTCAAACATTACAGAAGAAGAATTCGCACAACAAATGGAAATTAGGGATAAAACTTCAGAGCTAATTAATTTACTTAGTGAGTTAAACGATACCAAAACTTTGATTGAAAGTATTGAGTATATTATAACACAATTAAACACATTAGCAAAATGAACGAACTAAATTTATTTGAAGAAAGAGTAGAAAAGACAGGAGAATCGCACTATGTTTCTCCTGTTTATAATGTAATCGGTGTTCCATTATCAAGAGTTCATTCAAATAGCTATAACCCAAACTCAGTTGCACCTCCTGAAATGGAATTACTTGAAACTTCAATCTGGGAGGATGGATATACTCAGCCAATTGTTTGCTACTATGATAAGGATGAAGATATGTACGTTGTTGTTGATGGATTCCATAGATGGAGAGTATGTAAGGAAAGTAAAAGAATCAATGAGCGTGAACGTGGCATTATTCCGATTGTTGTAATTGATAAGGCTATTGGTGACCGTATGGCTTCAACAATTCGGCACAATAGAGCAAGAGGCTCGCACAACATTGAGTTGATGAGTAGTATTGTTACTGAACTTGTAGAAATGGGTAAGGGTGATGCTTGGATTTGTAAGCATATCGGAATGAGTGCTGATGAACTTTTAAGAATGAAACAAATTACTGGTCTAGCTTCTTTATTTCAAAATAAAGACTTTTCTCAAAGTTGGGATGTATTAAATGCAGAAGATGATGACATAATCGAAGAAGAATACAACCATGTAAATTATTAACTAACCATATGTAAACACTCTTAAAAAATCCTCAGATAATTGCAAATTCAATTCGCCTTGACTCACTAATTATCTGGGGATTCGCTATCTTTACGCCATGAACGACATAATACAACAAATCAAAGAAATTGCCGGAGTATCAGAGATATTCAAAGCCGGAGATCAAACATTAGTAATAACAATAAACCTACCAAATGAAAACATGAAAAAACCAAATTCAGAAATCGAAAGTAAAGTTAAAATAAACTTTCATATATACCAATTTTATTATTAATTTCTTCACGAAGTTTTATTCTTTCTTCTGGTGTACTTAATTCAAAACAATATTTTCGATGTTGTCTTAATTCATTCCTAATTTCAGAAGCAACACGTTTAATTTCTATAAAATCATCTTTAGTCAATTTTAGCGGTTTTAAGAGTTTTAATGACTCTATCTTTTCCATGTAATCAATTCCATAAACTTTTATTATTCCTTCTCTATATCGTATATTATCGCCACCTAAAGCAGAATTTGAATGAAAGGATTGAATATGGATATTGTGCAGGTTTAAGCAAGTAGTTCTATTTGATCCAACAGACCAGAAATGACCGCCTGACATCTTACCATTCATTGATCCTGTTGCTATACACGGACATCCGTAGTCAATTAACCTTGCAATTTCATTGAAAATAGGCTGAATATATTTTTGTCTGAAACCATCGGCAGAAAGAAGTTCAATTGTTTTTTCTTTCTTTTCAATTATCTTTGATTTAGCAATCTGTTCTTTAGATTTAGCTATTGCAAATTCAATAAAATGGTCATGGCAATATTTTCTTTTTATTGTTGAGTTTGGAAATGATGCAACCTGATTATTACATCCTTCATATCTACAAAGTTTAGGTTTTGCTTGTATCATTGTCTGATATTTGTTTCAGGTGTAATAGTTATTTTAACAGTAGTTTCTTGATAGTCGTAGCGGAATGAATAAAGGTCTTTCTGACTCATGCAATACTCCCAAAAGTCAGTAACGCTAATATTTTCTTTTACGTTTTCAAAGGCATTTTCAAACTCCGATTCTTTCAGCTCAGGAAATTGCTTTTTAATATTCTTTGTGTCTTTTCCGCTACGTATTGCCTTTTCTATCTTATCCTTTGTAAAGTTATCTTCAAAGAATTTAGTACCAAATGATGCAGTTTTTTGATATGCTGATTTAACAATGGTTTGTATCTCCCTTGCTGTAAAATCCTTACTTTGGTAGTTAAGGCAAACAGATTCACAAACATTCTTTGCCACTCCATAATCATTCATAGCTACTGCTAATTTGAAAAGGTTATTATTGCGCTCACCTGCACCCATTGAATACTTACTAAACCATTTTAGTATATTATCTACTATTCTATTTTCAGAACGAATAGGAATATTTATTTGGGTATTATCATTTTCATAAATGTCAGGTACTGGCAACTCCGACCATATCAAAGAATCATTGTTAATATGAATGTTTGGGTCGTATGATTCGAAACATATCCTACTAATATTTGAACACGCTATATCAAAGTGCTTTGAATTATACTTTGTCCTAAGTGTATCGAAGTAACCTTTATGATTTTTTATGTCTTGAGGTATTTTTACAAGTACCTTTAATCCGTTTCCACTTGGCGAAGTAAAACATGAATATGTGTGTTTGTTGCCCTGAATCTTTGTTCGCCATAATTGCATTTCGCGTTCAGGTATGCCGTCAAAATCAAGGCAGATATAACCTGAGTGTGCCCCCATTCACGCATCCAATCGTAGAACTGATTTGATGATTTGATGTAAGAACCTGGGTTATCGTTAATGAACTGTTTGAAAGTTTCGTTTCTGTTATGCCTTGAATCGTTTACAAGCCACATTTTAGCAAACTCTACAAACTCTTCTGAGGTTTCGCTGATGAGTTTCTTGATTCCAAGATTTACATGTACTGGCTCAATAATTCCTAATTCTAAAAATGTTTTTATGCAATTTATCATTAAGTTATCAAATCTGTTATATTCCTCATCGTCCCATTCGCTCCAAAAATCACGTTTAAAATCATCTATTGGTTGAAATTCTGCTGAATAATAAGGGCTTACTTCATATTCTGCTTTACGTCTTTTGTGAGATGAACCCCTTCCCTTTATTACATTATTTGTTGCAATACCAACTTTAGGACTATCTTCAAAACTTAAGCAAATTTCAGTCATATTTTTTTTCTCAATAGGCCATCCACTTGTAAGTATTGAAAATAAAGAATCAAATTTAAAGTTCTTAGATGTTTCATCGATAAAAACAATATCAGTATCGGGGTCTATTCGCTGCCAAACAAATGATTTATTGGTATCCAATGCCTTCCCATTTATTGGAACCATAACCCTAATTTTACCAAGTGCCTGAAATATTAATCCTTTTCCTGTTCCTCCGGCTGGATCGTCTGATATTTGCTCATCATTTACAATTAACGCCCGAACTGTTGAAGGCGATTTATGCCTGTGCAACATGTATCCAATACCACTTTTAAGAGCATTAAATCTATCTAAATCTTTGTTAGACACATTCATTAAAAACTTCATAAAATCACACGATACGTCTGCAATAGCAAAATCTCTATCAATTTTTTGTTTCTTCCAAATGTATCCAGATAAATCTATGTATGGAATACATTCAATACCATCTTTTGAAACACATACGGCAGTATTTCGGTAAAATACCCAACTAGTGAATTTAGTATCTCTAATAAAAGCTGGTTTCTTTTCATCCAAAAATGATAAATATTTTTTTTCAAATTTTGAATCACCTGCAAATAAATCAAATGCAGATATTTCATTCGCATTTTTTAGGTAATTTAAAACAAAAGTTTTTATTTTCTCAACCGCATATTTTTTGGTCATACTCAGGCCGAGGGGCGATTAAAGTTTCATACATTAATTTGAAACAATTTTTAGAATCAAACGGATTTTACAAGTATCGTTTTAATCCAGATGATTTTAGTTTTATTCGGGTTGTTGAAAATATTGTTGAGGTTGTGACGGTTGAGAAAATAAAAACTTTTGTTTTAAATTACCTAA